TCTTGGAAAGTTTGGTGGGAAGTGGGCTTTCCTTCGTAGGTATGCAGGCGCTTACTACAACGGCTACCACTGGGACACATCTGGAGCAACAAACACAAACGAACTGAATATCAGGCTTAGGCAAATCTGCTACATCAGGCGAGTCAAGAATGATGTTCTTAAAGAACTTCCAGAAAAGTCAAGAAACATTGTCACCGTCAGTGGCTCAAAAGATGGAATGCTTGCTTATGCTAGAGCAGAACGCGACCTAATCTCATTTTTGGCAGAAAACGGTTACAGGGCATCGGACTCTGCACAACATCTGCAGAAAACTAATGTCCTTAAAAAACTCGCATCAGAAGCAAAACTTGATGCTGCTTATGAGTGGATTGACAATTTCCTTTCTGGCACAGATAGAAAATTGGTTGTCTTTGCTCATAATGTGAGCGTTGTTGACGCACTCTCTAAAAAGTATGGAAATTTAAGAGTTAGCGGACGGGATGACATGGATTCCCGACAGCATGCAATTGATTCTTTTCAGAACAATCCCGACTCAAGAGTGATTGTTCTAAACCTTCAGGCTGGCTCTGTTGGAATTACCCTGACTGCTGCATCCGATGTTTTATTTGTACAAATGGGATGGACGCCCGCTGAACATGACCAAGCAGAAGATAGATGTCATAGAATAGGGCAGATTAATAATGTGCAAGCATATTATATGATTTGCGCTGGAACAATCGATGAAGACATCTATGAACTTATTCAGCAAAAAAGAGGAGTCGTTGATTCGGTAACAGATGGAGATACACAGGTATCACACACCGTTCTTGCAGACCTCATGAGGAGAATTGCTCAAAGGTCTGGTACTTAGACTATACGCGGATAGCGCGACAAAATACTTCAACACATTGGAGGTGTTTATGGGTCAAGTAACAGACCAATCATTTAAGGGCGGATTGATGGGCGTAGCGATGTACTTCATGGCTAAGTACAACATGGACCCTGCACTCATGGCAATTTTGACACCAATGATTGCTGCTACTCTTGCTGTTGTATCCAAGAAGGTTCCATTCGGCGAAGACGGCGCTTCATTCTTTGGTGGCGCTGCAAAAAGCGAGTAATTCTTAATGAGCGACTTCATGGGCTTCACTGATGCCCCTAAAGAAACAGAAGAAGTAGTGGAGGCGGTAGAAGCAGAAGAAGTTTCTACCACTGAAGAAACTGCCCCAGCGCCAAAAGCCCGTGCATCCAAGAAGCAAGAAACAAATAATATTTTGTTCAAGCGCGGCGACTCTGGCTCGCATGTAAAGAAAATGCAAGAATGTTTGAACACTCTTGGGTTTACTTGCCCTGAAACTGGCAGGTTCTGTGCCGCTACAGAGACCGCCCTCAAAGGCGCTCAAAAGCAATCTGGTCTAGAGGAAAATGGAAAACTTGACGAGGCAACATGCGCCTTGATTTGCAAGTGACCCTTCCACTCTAAACCAAAAAATGATATAACATACTTGAAGAAGTAGTCCTAAAAGGAGTTTGAAATGGCTGCAGATAAGTCCACGATTACATTTGATGTCGCAGACTGCAAGGTATACCCACTTACCGCAGATACTGGCGCATCGCTCACATATGGCTCAGCCATTGATGTTCCTGGTATTCAGGAAGTAACAGTTGAAGCAAACTTTGTTACTGCTGAAATCAAGGGTGATGGCGGTAAGGTTCTCGCTAAGAAGGGTAAGGTTGACCGCCTCAACTTCTCTGCTACATACAGCGAACTGAGCCTTGATGTTCTTTCCACCATCTTCGGTGGCTCTGTTACAACTAGCGGTACAGGTGATGCAGAAGTTGCCGAGTACGAATTCACTGGTCGCAGCCTCCCATACTTCAAGGTTGAATTCCTTGTTGACGATATTGAGGCTGGCCTTGAGGAGATTGTTATGGTTCTTGACAAGTGTCAGGTAACTGGCGGAACAATCATGGGTGGTTCAACCGACAACTTCGCTCAGCCTTCATTTGATGCAGAAGCAATTCTGACAAATAACGGTGGCGCATTTGGTCGCTTGTCCTTCAACGAAGACGCTGCTGGCCTCTCGGCATAATCTAAAAAAGAACTACTTTGTGAATGGCGGTCCCAATGGGGCCGTCATTTGCTTATGTACACACTCATGTGTATAGTGTCATCATGGACTATACACCAATCGTATTGAAGAATAAGGGAATTCCGACTCAACTAGCAGTTGTTGAAAGAACGGAAGACGGCTATTACAAGCGTAAATTCAATGAAGAAGGAGATTGTGAAAAGGAAACGGTTTACATCCGTTTTAATCACAATGTCATTGCTGACCTTGAAGACCGCTATGGCGACCTTGAAAACTGGCAGAGAATGCAAGAGACAAAAGCATCGTCAACTGCGCGCGACACAATGGCCCTATGTCTGCGAAGGGAGAAGGAGAGTGTTGGTGAAGCAATGCTTGAAGGTTTCCTTATGGACTACCAGAACGCAATTGCCATGGCTTGGTCAATCTGCAACGGCGTGGACCCTACAACGGCGAGCAAGTTGCTAAGGCAAGCAACGAAACTCGCCGAAGAACAGAAAAACGCAGTAAACAAAGAACTAGAAAGCCAACTGCCGAAGGAACAAAAACCCTCCCGTGGAAAGAGTGGCTCTCAGTCTGGACAAGAACTGGACGAGGAATAGACGATTTCTGGGAGTGCAGTCCAGCACAGGCTGCACTTGTTTTTGAAAGCGCTGGAATGATGAAAAAGAAAGCCCAAAATTCAGACATCATGCAGTTTGCAAAAGCCATGGGAATGAACATTGGCGGCAATTAGGAATCGATTTATGAACATATCGTTTGCTTAATTGATAAATAGGTGAAAAAATAGAGCCATGTCATCACCAGGCGGCGGTGGTGGAGGAGTAAATCTTCCACCCCTTAACCAGCAAATCAATGTAACTGTTAATGGTGCTGGTCAAACACGCTCACTTTTCGGCAATATTGCTGCTAGCGCTGGTAGTGCTTCTGGTGGACTAGGCGGTGTTGCTGCAGCAACAAACGGTGTCGGTTACAGCCTTTTGCGCGTTGCCCCAACATGGAGAACATTTGGCGACGCCCTCCGTATGACGGGAAGCCTCCTTAAGTACACGGTTGCTCAACCGCTTATCAATGTTGGTAAGCAAGCAATAAAACTTTCTGTTGACTTTGAAAAGTCAATGTCTTTGATTGCTGGCCTTGTAGGAGTCGCATCTGACGAAATCAAGGTAATGGGTGACGCCATTCTTGATATGGCTGGAAATGTTGGTAAGGCACCTGGCGAACTTGCTGATGCGCTCTACTTCATTACATCTGCTGGTATTACCGACACCACACAAGCACTTGACACATTAAATGTTTCAGCAAGAGCCGCAACTGCTGGTCTTGGCACAACAAAAGATATTGCAGACCTATCAACAAGCGTTATGAACGCTTATAGCCCTGGAATGTACAGCGCGAGTGTTGCGACAGATACATTGGTTGCCGCTGTTCGTGAAGGTAAGGCAGAAGCAAGCGAATTTGCTCCAGCGATGGGCAAGGTTATTCCAGTTGCCGCTGCTTTTGGGGTTAAGTTTCAAGATGTCGCCGCAACAATGGCTTCACTTACTCGTCAAGGTGCTGCAGCAGGAACATCAGCAATTTATTTGCGTCAGGTTCTCAACTCACTTCTTGACCCTACGGTAAAGGCACAAGAAAAACTTAAAGAAGTTGGTCTTTCTGGAGAAAAACTAAGGTCTGTAATTCAGCAAGAAGGCTTGCTTAATGGACTTTTGCTTCTTAAGCAGGGTTTTGGAGATAACGCAGAAGCCATTGGACAGGTTTTTGGAAATGTGCGCGCTATGACGGCCGTGTTTGGTCTATTGGGTCCAAACCTCGCCGCTAACCAACAAATTTTTGCTGACCTAGCAAATAATGCTGGTGATACTGACAAGGCATTTGAGAAAGCGCAAGAAACTCTCGGCTACAAATTTTCAGCAGCATCTGCGGAAGCAAAAGTTTCTTTGATTCAACTTGGAGACTCAATGTCTCCAGTAATTAAATTTGTTGCTGGTGTTGTTAAAGCATTTGCAAAGTTTTCGCAAGTAATCTCAAGAAATAAACCTCTTATTACTCTAGCAATGGGCGTAGCAGGACTGACAGTTACTTTTGCTGCGCTGATTAAAACAGTTTCAACATTCGTTCGCCTTAAAGCACTATCAACGACAATCTTCCTTGCTCTTGGTTCTGGTATTACCGACCAAACAACTGGATTGGCAACAAATATTGTTGCTCAAAAGCAATGGCAAGCAGTTCAGTATCAAAACATTGGTGCATCCGCAGCATCTGCAACGGCTACTGGAGCAGCGACAGCAGCAACCGCAACACACTCTGCAGCAATCGCAGCACAAAGTGCGCAATACATCAATAATAATAATACGATTCTCCAAAACATAATTGGTCTTGCGCGCTTAACGCAGGCTCAAACTGGAGCAAGTTTTGCATCTGCAATGCTTGCCACTGGCCTGAGAACAGTCGGTAGAACGCTTTTGATGACGATTGGACCAATGGTTGCAATAACTCTTGCGTTCATGGCGTTTAAGAAACTGTACGACATGTTCCAGAACAGAAAGAAAGAAAATGCCGTTACTGGGCTCACTAAAGACTTAAGAAGTCTGAGTGATGCAACAAGCACATTCCAAGCAAAACCAATTCTCGTCGGTGTTGATGTTAGATACGGCGGAACAGAATCAAATTTTGGAGCGCAAAAGGCTAATTTTACAGACTTCATTCTTCCAAAAGATGAAGAAGGAGATTTAACCGAACAGGGCGAAAG